AACCATCATGGCCGCCAACAACAACGGCGGAAACCCAAACGTCGCGGTTAACGTCGATATGACGGGCAACCAAAGCGGCGCACCCGACCCGCGCGCGACCGTCGAGTTTGCGCGCCGCGTTCGCGCTGCCGTGGTCGATACGATTTCGAGTGAAAAGCGGCCGGGCGGAATCCTTTACACGCGGCAGTCGGCATAGGGGGCGGCCATGGCACTGACTCCAATGTGGCCGTTTTGCCCGATGCCCGGCCACACCAAGGACTCCAAACTGGCGGTCGATATAAACGCGTTCGGCGATGGCTATGTGCACCGCTCGACACGCGGCCTCAATCCGGTGCGCCCGGCCTACGGTGTCACGTTCACATTCAACGGCGACGCCGAAATGGCGCAAATGGAATCGTTTCTGTTGGCCAACGCGTGCGCCGGTTTCTACTACCAACCGCCCGGCGAACCGGCGCCCGTGTTCGTGACCGCCGACGAATGGACCTATTCGATTCAGGTAAAGGGCGCGACCGGAGTCATTGGCACACTGTCGGCGACGTTCAACAGAATGTTTAACCCGCAACCGATTGCGCCGACGCCATGAGTCAACTTGTCACCGAGGGACTCATAACGCTGTTCCAGTTGGACACGCGAAATCTAGGCGGCCAAATGTTCTATTTCACGTCGGCCGAGGACGCGGAAACGACCATCCTTTGGGGCGGCCAGCAATACGCGGCGTTGCCAATGGACGCGTCCGGGTTCGATATGACGACGCGCGGCGCCATCCCGCAACCGACCGTGACAATATCCAACCTGTTTGGCGCCGGTAACCTGTTGCTTGACGCCTATAAGGGTTTGATTGGCGCCACGCTGATTCGAATCCTCACGTTGCGCCGGTTCCTCGACGACGGCGCGACGCCGGATGCAAATGCCTACATCACCCGCGACTCGTTCGTCGTGTCGCAAAAGACCTCGCACAACGCGTTGGCCATCGTGTTTAAGTTGGCCTCGCGGATGGACCAAGAGGGAGTCCAGTTGCCGCGCCGGCAAATCTTGCGCGACATTTGCAGCCACAACTATCGATTCTGGAACCCGGCCATTGGTGCACTCGATTACTCGCTAGCGACGTGCCCGTATTCCGGCAATGGCTTTTGGGACCTCTCTTTGACGCCGACCGGTCCGCAGCAAGACGCGTGCGCCAAGACCTTGACGGCGTGCCGCTTGCGGTTCCCCAACGAACAACCGTTGCCGGCGCGGCTGTTCCCCGGCGTTGGAAAAGTCAAATGACCGACCCGACCCGATTCCATTCGCCCATGTCGCCGGTTTGGCCGGACGCGTGGACTCCCGAGGTCCACAAGGCGGCGCGCGACCACACGGCCGAGGCCTACCCGGCCGAGGCCGCCGGCATCGTCGAGGCCGGCCAGTATGTCCGCCTCGACAACATAAGCCGGCAACCTGGCGCCGACGTTTTACTTTCCGACGCCGACCTATTGCGCGTTGCCGGCGCCGACGTGTTCTTTCACTCGCACCCGGACGGCATCGGTTCGCCTTCGGAAACCGACATGGTTTACCAAATCCAACTCGGCATTCCGTTCGTCGTCATGGTGTGGCCGGTGCCCGACTCGTTCTGTTGGGGCGACATGCTCGCGCCCGCGCCGCTGGTCGGTCGAGGGTTCCGCCACGGCGTGCACGACTGTTGCTCGCTGATACGCGACTTTTTCCGCGCGCAAGGGGTAGTGTTCCACGACGGCCCGCGCAATTGGGAATGGTGGCTTAAGGGGCAAGACCTCTATACCGAAAATTTCGAACGCGCCGGGTTCGTCAAAATCGACCCGGCGGCGGCAACCCAACGCGGCGACGTGGTCCTAATGAATTTCAATCACCCGGTGCCGATGCACGGCGCCGTCGTGTTGGACCGCGATTTGATTTTGCACCATGCGGCCGGCGTTAAGGCCGTCGACCCGACTCGCCTGTCGGCCGCCGTGCCGCGCACCCGTTACGCGCGCCACATCAACGTCGCGTTGCGCCGGCCATGATGCGCGATATTTTCCTTTATGGCGCCGCCGGTCGCCAGTTCGGCCGCCATTTCCGCCTCGACGTGGCCTCGCCGAATGAGGCCGTGCGCGCGTTGATGACCTTGCGGCCCGGACTGCGCGCCGTCATCCGCCAAGGCTATTGGCGAATCATCGTCGGGTCGCCGCACATCAAAAACGCGATTCAGGTTCACACGTCCGGAATGAACCTCGGCGCCTTGCCGCTTCACTTGGTGCCGGCGAGCGGCGCCGCTGGCGGCGACGGCGGCGGCGTCGGCAAGATTGCGGCCGGTGTCGTGCTAATCGGCGCGTCAATCGTGACCGCCGGCCTCGCGGCGCCGGCCGGCTTTGCCGCTTTGGGCACGTTAAGCACATTCGGAACCGCCATGACCGGCGCAAGTTTCATGGGCATATCGGCGGCCAGCGTTGCAGTCTTGGGCGCGTCAATGGTCCTCGGCGGCGTGGCCGGCATGTTGTCGCAACCGCCGCAAGGGATTCCCGGCGTCAACGCCTCGCCGACCGACTCGGCGGCGCCGGGCGACAAGCCATCGTTTCTGTTTAACGGCATCGTCAACAACACGGCGCAGGGCGGCCCGGTGCCGCTGGTGTTCGGCACGCATCTAACCGGGTCGGTTGTCGTGTCGGCCAATATCGACGCGTCGGACATAGCGCCACAATGACCCGCGCCCGTGACCCGGCCGGCGTGTTCGTGCGGCGTATCGCCGACCCGCGCAACCTCAATGGAACGAAAGTCGCGGCCAAGGGCGGCAAGGGCGCGGCGCAGCAACAGGCACCGCCGCCGCAACACCAGCCGGTCGAGTTCGCCAACACGCTACGGTCACTGTCGACCGCGCACATTCTGGAAGTTCTTTCCGAGGGCGTCATATACGGCCCGGCCTACCCTTGGGCCTCATGGTGGCAAGTCGTGTTCCTCGACGGAACGCCGTTGATGGACGAAGCCGGAAATTGGCAATTCACGATTTTAGAAGGCGACGTGCGTTACGGTTACCCGTCGCAAGACGCCATCCCCGGCTATCCATGGATTGAGGCGGAACAAAACGTCGGCGTGCAAGCCAAGTTCGGCATTCCGATTGTGCGCGAAGTAAACGTGCCGGTTCACGCGATTCGCTACAAACTGCAAATCCCCGCGCTTTGGATGACCGAGGACGACGGCGACATAAACGGCGCGTCGGTTGCCTACGCGTTCGACGTTCGCACCGATGGCGGACCATGGGTCAACGTTGTAACCGAGGCGATTTGGGGCAAGACGAACTCGCCCTATATCCGGTCGGTCGTGGCTGGCGTTCCCTACACCAACGGCACACAAGAGATTCGAATCGAACGACTCTCGCCCGACATTGAACCCAAGACGACCAACGACCTTATTTGGTCGTCTTATACCGAAATGCTTTACCAACAGTTGGCCTACGACGACACGGCCATAATTAGCATGACGGTCGACGCGCAACAGTTCCCGACGATTCCCAACCGGTCCTATTTGCTCGACGGAATCATGGTCGAGATTCCGACGAACTATGAACCGAGGTCGCGCACCCTTACGGGCGACTGGAACGGCCAATTTTATATCCAGTGGACGAACAACCCGGCGTGGATTCTTTACGCGCTTTTGACAAATGAACGTTGGGGCCTCGGCCGCTACCTCGACGGAACGACGGTCGACAAATGGTCGTTTTACGAATGCGCGGCCTACTGCGACGGCCCGGTGCCCGACGCGACCGGCGGCGTTGAGGCGCGATTCACGTTTAACGGAATCATCAACACCCGCCAGGATGCTTTTGCCGTTCTGTCGGCCGTCGCGTCGAACATGCTTGGCCAACTCTACTATGCGAACGGCACAATTTTCCTAGTGATGGACCGGCCGGGCGACCCAACCAGATTGTTTACGCCGTCCGACGTTGAAAACGGTTTGTTTGACTATGCCGGCGCCGATATCAAATCGCGATGGAACGCGGTTCCGGTGCAATGGGTCGACCCCGGCGACACATACAACCCGGCAACCGAACTGGTGCAAGACCCGACCTTGGTTGCGACGCAAAGCTATCGCGAGTCCAATACGGTCGTTGCCTACGGATGCACGCGCAAGACCCAAGCCCAACGCCTCGGCCGGTGGACGATTTACACCAACCAATATGAAACCGAACTGGCAACGTTCCGGGTCGGCCTCGAAAACGCCGACCTACGGCCCGGCGAAATAGTTTTGATTTCCGACCCGTCGCGCGTCGGCGCCCGCCTCGGCGGCCGGTTGCTCGACGACACGGGCGCGAACACCATCACGCTAGACGCCGTGCCCCAAGCGATGATTGACCATCCGGAATACGGTTGGGCAATTTACATCACGGCCGGCACCGCCGCCGATGCCACCAAGCCGACCGTTTACGGCGTGTCGTTGACCGGCCTTCCGACGACGCCGGGCGGCCAGCAAATCCGAGTGAGCGGCAAGCCATCGCCGACCGCGTTTCCGCCGGGGTCCAATTGGCTGGCGTCGTCTAGCGCGGTCGTGCCGACGAAATGGCGCGTCGCCACGGTCAGCGACAAGGGTTCCGGCCTCTATGAAATCCTGGCGACCGAATACCACGACGAAAAGTTTTACTATGTCGACTACGCAAATATGTCGTTGGTCGAACCGCCGTTCACTCTGTTGCCGACCGGACCAATCGGCGCGGCGTCGAACCTCGGTTACAAAGAATATATTTACCTAGACGGCACCGGGTTCCCGCAATTCGGCGTCCTAATGTCGTGGACCGCGTCGCCCGATGGACGCGTGACTCGCTATCAACTCGAAATGAGCGGACCGAACGCCGACCATCGGATTTTCCGAGGCATTAACAGCGTAGGCCAAGACGTGCCGTTGATGCGGCAAGGCCAATGGGCGGCAACGGTCACGGCGTTTGACAACCTCGGCCGCGCCTCGGCGCCGCTAACCATCACGTTTATTCCCATCGGCCTGTCGGCCCGACCGTTGGCGCCGACAAATATGTTTCTGGCGCCCAACGGCAACCTAACGACAATCAATTGGATTCCAACCGGCGAACTCGACGTTGTTTATTTCTGGTTGAAATGGTCGCCGGTCACCGATGGTTCGGCGACGTGGGAAACGGCGACGACCTCAATTGCGCGCGTGTCGGTCGACACGACTCAAATAAACACGCCGACGCGCGCCGGAACCTACATGGTAAAGACCATCGACTCGCTTGGCCAAGAGTCGGTCGACGCCACGATGGCAATTCTTTTGCCGCAAGTAACCGAACTGGTGCACGTCACCGACATAGAGGAACAACCGGACTGGTTGGGCGACCGTGGCGCCAACTGGCATGAAAACGTCAACGAACTGTGGTTGCCGCCGCCCGACGCGCCCGAACCGATACCGCCAGGAATTTTCCCCGGCGACCGTGGCGTGGCTCTCAACCAGACTCCGACTCGTGTTGGCGTCTATGGTTTCGAGGCGCCGCTAGACCTCGGAATCGTGTGCAGCAACGTTTCCGTCGTGGGCATTGTCCAAGGTTACGGAACGTTCCTCGGAACGGTCATGGCCAAATGGGTTCCGCTGGCCTCGCCGATTGCCGACCCGATTGCGAGCGGCGCAAACAACACAATGTCGGCATGGATTCCGCTGGCGGTCGCGGTGCCGCTCGCCATGGGGTCGTCGGACCAATGGGACGGCCACATAGAATGCGCGGTTAGCCAAGACGGCGTGACCTACGCCGATTGGTTCCCGCTCAAATCGACTCAGATAACCGGCCGGGCTTTCCAGTTCCGACTCATCGGCACGCTTTACGATTTGCTAACGACCATGCGGACGGTCCGCGCGGCGGTCATCCTGCAAATCCCGTTGCGCAACATCGGCGACAACGACGTGCCGATGGATGGCACCGGGCACCTTGTCGTTACCTACGCCGTGCCGTTCCTCGACACGCCAACGGTTCAAATCACGGCCCGGCAAGGACTCGTCGCCGGCGGCAATATCGTCCTAATCGAATCGGACCGAAACCATTTCAAGGTCGAACACCGCAACCCGGCCGGCGCGGCCACGGCCGGCGGTTCCGTCGACTATTTCGTGCAAGGCTATGGGGGTCACCAATGAGTCAATTCGATTGGGGCAACCTCGACCCGTATGTGGTCGACGGTGTCCAACTGGCCGACGACCTGAATCAGTTCCGCGACGCGTTGTTGTCGCAACATCGCGGCAACGCGAGGCCGCCCTATGTCGTGGCCGGCATGGAATGGCTTAACGATGCGGCGGGCGCGGCGGCGTGGATTAAAAACTTTTTTGCCGGCGCGACGGTCGGCGACATTCCCTTGTTCCATTTCGACACGGCGGCCGGCCGCGTCGCGCTCGACCCCGCCATGTTGGCAAACACCGTGGTTAATCCGGCCGACGCCTCGCCATTGCTCGCGACGACCGCCTTTGTGCAAGCGGCCATCGCCGCCGCCATTACCTCGGCGGTCGGCGCCCTGTTCCCGCCCGGTTCGTTGATTGATTTGGTTGGCACGCTGGCCGCCGCGCCGGCCGGTTGGGTCCTCGCGAAAGACGGCACGTTAGGTAGCGCGGCGAGCGGCGCCACCATCCGCGCCAACGCCGACTGCGCGAACCTTTACGCGCACCTATGGAACGGCGTTAGCAACACCTATGCGCCCGTGACCGGCGGTCGAGGCGCCACGGCGGCGGCGGACTTCGGCGCGAACAAGCCCATTGGTGGCCTCGACTTTCGCGGCTATGGCCGCGCGTCGGTCGACAACTTGGGCGGCACGGCGGCCGGTCGCTGGCCGGGTTGGGTCACCGGCCAAGGCGGCGGCGAAACCGCGCACGTTTTGTCGGTCGCCGAACTGGCGTTGCACTCGCACGGCCTGCCAATCGGCCTCAACCCGGCCGGGTTCTATGGCCGCGTGACCGGCGGCGACGGCACCAACGTTTCGGAAATCGGCACGAATAACCAATATGGCGGCGGCGGCGGCGCCCACAACAATATCCAGCCGACTCGCGTGGTCGGTTCAACGCTCGTTAAACTCTAGGGAGTCCAGCAAATGACCATGACGGCAAACGCGACCTTCACATGCGACCGCGACGGCGCCGTGGCGGGTCCGGTCAACACCGCGCCGAATATGCCGGGGTTCCAACTGCCCGAGGGTTGGTCGCGGTTCAACGTCGACCGCGCCGCGACGCCAGAGTCCGGCACGACGACCTCGACCGGCCATTTGTGCCCGGCCTGTTCGGCGGCGTTCGTCGAGTTCATGACCGCCATGGGCCAAGG